ATAAACGCCGGAGATCTTGACATCAGACTAGCATAACATCATGGCCACAATCGGCTATAACGAAGGTTATTACAGCAGATCAAAATGGAATGACTTAGCTTTTCAAGGCAGAGCTATTATTACTGCTGTTAGCTCTGCACAAACTCAAGGATCTGTAATAATTTCTGCCGCTAGTGTTATTAGTGCTGTTTCTGATGCTAGTGTTGCAGGTATAAAAATATTTTTAGGATCTTCCCTTGTTCAAGCAAACTCTCAGTTTATTTCTGCCGGACAAAGATTTAGGACCACAGGATCTATACACATAGACGCAGTTTCTTCTATTCATGCACACCCAACTTGTATTTATTTAGGAAATAGCATTATAAATGCTGTTTCGTCAGCAGTTATTGTTGGGACTATTGTAAAACAAGGAGCTTCTATTATTAACGCTGTCAGTAGTCTTACAGCTACCGGTAGGTTAAAATGGGAGCCAGAAACTTTAACAACTGAAACATGGACTGAACAAGTAATACCTACTGAGTCTTGGACTCCGGTAAATATTTCTTCTGAAACATGGACCGAGCAGGATTGATATGGCAGATACACAGACTACCAATTTAAATTTAATAAAACCAGAACCAGGAGCGGCGGAAAACACTTGGGGGATCTCTTTAAACTCTAATTTAGATGATATAGATGCTATTTTTAGTGCTACCGGAACAGCAGTTTCTTTAAATATAGACGGCGGAGATATTGCTTCTGCTGTAGTTATTAATAAATCTCCTGTTGTTACTTTGACAGGAGATATTACCGGATCTGCAACATTAACTAATTTAGCAAGTGCTTCTATAGCTACTACTCTAGCGACTTCTATATCTCCAACATTTCAAAATTTAACATTATCTGGGACCGACTCAATTAAAGTACCTGCCGGAACTACAGCTCAAAGAAATGGATCTGCTGTTAATGGAATGTTTAGATACAACTCCACAACAAATGAATTTGAAGGTTATCAAAACAATGCTTGGGGAGCTATCGGTGGTGGTGGAACTACTGTTAATAATAATGCTGATAACAGAATAATTACCGGAAGCTCAACGGCAGACACTTTAGAAGCTGAAACAGGTTTGACTTACAATGCCGGAACTTTAGCTCAAGGATCTGGAGATTTTACATTAGATATTGTAGGAAGCATTATTTTAGACTCTGATGCAGGAGAAATATCTATTCAAGACGACGGAACAGAAATAGGTAAAATTTTTAACAGCTCTAATGATTTTGCTTTTGAAGCAGGAATACAAGATCAAGATATGCTCTTTAGAGGTAATGACGGCGGTACAGGAATAACTGCTCTTAGATTAGATATGTCAAATGGTGGTAGAGCTATATTTAATGAGCTTGTTGCTTTAGATACTCCTGGACAGTATGTTCAGGTAGCAGGAAGCGGTAGCACTTTTTGGGCCATAGGATCATCAGGCGGTAACAATCCGCCAGGCACAGCTTCTACTACTTTAGCTTTTCATCATTTTGACGGATCTGCTTGGAACAATGAGGTTGAATTTAATAGCTCCGGAGATATTACTCTTGACGGATATACTTATGGCGGAGTTAATATTCCGGCAGGTAGAGATATAACAGGAAATTATGGAAATTGGACAGGAGAAAAATCAGGAAAAATTCAATTTCATGCTAATCATTTGTATTGTCAATATACATCTAATTTCTTTTTAAGAAACGCATCTGCAAATAATGTAGTAAATGTTGATGTAAGCGGTAATGCAGTTTTTGCAGGAAATGTAACCGCTTTTGGATCGCCTTCTGATATAAGACTAAAAGAAAACATAGAAGTTATAGCTAATCCTTTAGACAAAATAAAACAGCTTAGAGGTATTACTTATAATTTAAAATCAGACGGAAGCAGACTCACAGGCCTAATAGCTCAAGATTTAGAAAAAGTATTACCAGAAGCAGTTTATACAACCAAAACTATAGTAGATGAAACAAAAGGAGAAAAACCAGAAGAACACTTAGCTATTCGTTATGGCAACACAGTAGGTTTATTAGTAGAAGCTATAAAAGAATTAGAAGCTAGAGTAAAAGAATTAGAAGGCAAATAATGGCAACACCTGCATCTGGAGCAATAAGTCTTAATCAAATTCATGTTGAAGCAGGGGGAGCTTCTGGAACGGCTTGTACGATTAATGATGCAGATATAAGGTTACTTGCAGGTGTAGGTAATAACGCTACCGCAAGTTTTAATACTTACTATAACCGAGCCGCAGACGCTTCTTTTACTATGACTGTAGGGTTTAGAAATGTAACTACATCTGGTCAATATGCTTCAACGACTAATACTTGGAGAGGATATTGGGGTGGAACATTTGTATCAGGTATATCATCTCCTAGTGGCGGAGCATTTGGAGCTTTATCGCCAACAATTAATTCTGATTATTTAGGTAATAATACAATTCAAATTATCCATACAACAGGTACAGTAGGGAACACAACAAGTGCTTTTGTAATAGCAGTCAATGCAGTTGTGTCTAATGATGATAACGCTTTTAAAAGTGTAGTAGTTAATGGCACTACTTATAACAGATCAAGTCTTACATACTTACAATCAGTCAATGATACATCATGGAGATTGTCATATACACAAACTCCGCAAAGCGTAGCAGGAGCGCCTTATCCACCTTTCGGAGTAGAAAACGCTTCTAACACTATTGTTTTTAGAAGGAGAGTATGAGCGAAATAAAACTAGAAAAATCTCCTACAGCAGATGTAGGTAAAACTCCTGATGTTGATGAAAACAATAAACCTTTTAATAGATTAACTCTTAATGTTACACACCCAGTTACTAAAGATAATTGGTATATGGAGTACAGCAAACAAGATAGTGAAGATCTTTTAGTAGAAAAAGAAAATGAAGTTTATGTTGAAGAAGATAATATTAAGTATTTAAAAAATCTTTGGGAAGCAGACGAATATAGTTTTTTCTTAGAAACATCAACATTAGTACAAGCAAGTGAAGGAGATTTAGGAGAAGGTATTGAAGAAAATTTTACTGTTCCTAAAAGTACAAAAACTTATGATGAAGTTTATGTAAATAAAAAATTAGTTAGAACTGATTACAATATTGGATTACATCAAGCTCAACCGCTTATAGATGAAGTTGAAAAAGTTTTTGGCCAGGACCAAGAATGGAAAGGTAATAGATTTAATATTATTGGAACTTATACAGCTCACGAAGACGCTCCGTTAAGACCGCCATACACACATGAAAAAACTTATAGTTGGTACAATGTTTATAATTTGCCTTCGCAAGAATTATTAGATGAATTTAAAATTCCTGATGTTGGTTATAAATATCATGTTTGGCACTCTATAAAATACAATACTGTTACTGCAAAAAAACAGTTAAAACTTGTTATTGAAGATAACGAATTTACAAGTAATTATCAAAAACACCCTGATACTTTTATTCCTAGACCGGAAGTGCCTGTGTATTCTCCAAAATATCGCTCTTTCTTTTTTGCAAAAATATTTAATGAAGACGGAACAGAAGCAGATCAATATGATGTTTTTTTTGTAACTACAAAAGAAATTATGAAAGAGTTTTGTGAAAAAAAAGGTTTGGCTTTTCCTATGCCAGAAAGCAGAGAAGACGACTTTGTTTGGATTTATGGACTTGTTTATAATAAAAATACTTTAGAAATAGAACAAGTTAAAGGATATGTTCGTTATCCTACAGAAGAAGGCGAATGGCTATAAAATTAGACACAAAAAAAATTGACAAAAAATTCTATAAAAAACTAGAACAAGAAAAAGCATTGAGAAAAGAATTTGTAAAAAAATTCCATAACTAAGATATAATTTAACCTATGGCAGACACATTTACTAGCATATTAAACCTAACCAAACCGGAAGTAGGAGCAAGTACGAATACTTGGGGTGGTAAGATCAATGCAAATTTAGACGCAGTAGATGCTATTTTTAACGCTCTTGGATCTGGAACTTCTGTTGGCCTTAATGTAGGAAGCGGAAAAACTTTAAATGTTGCAGGAACTTTAAAAGTAGGCGGAAATAATGATGCTTATTTATTAGTAGCTAACGGCACAAATTTTGTTCCTGTTCCTTTAAGCGGAGATGCAACTATATCTAATTCTGGAGTAATAACTTTGGGATCAAATGTAGTAGAGCAATCTATGATAGCTGATGATGCAGTAGGAGCAGATCAATTAGGTATTAATGCGGTAATAGATGCTAGTATTGCCGCCGCCGCCGCAATAAATGCTGAAAAAATTGCAAACGGAACTGTTAATAATACAGAATTTCAATATTTAAATGGCCTTACTTCTGCAATTCAATCTCAATTAGACTCCAAAACTACCGGAAGTAGCTCAACATTTTTTACTAATAAAAGCGGTAATATATCTCAATGGACTAATAATAGCGGTTATTTAACTTCTTCAACATTAGCTTCAACAAGATCTTTTACTACAGGCGGAAATGGAAGTTACATTAGATTTGCTAATGGTTTGCAAATATGTTTTCAAAGACATTATCAAGCGTCATGGACTCCTACTTGGACATTTCCTTTAAGTTTTCCTAGCGTTTGTTTAGCTGTTAGTGTCCATGATGAAAGAACCAATAATCCAGGACAAGGAACTAACTGTGTGTCTTCTGTTAGCACAACTTCTGCTACATTTACAACAAGTGTTAATCCTGGCTTTAGACGAGTTATGGCAATAGGTTATTAAAATGGCAAAAATAGCACACATAGACGAAAATAATTTTTTATTAGGTTTTTACGACGATACAATACATACCAAAATACCAGAACCTAATATAACCCTTACAGAAGAACAATGGTCAAATGCAGTAGATAATAATTGCAATTACATAGCAAACGACGGATCTTCTAAATATGTAGCTAAAGAAGAAACATCTCAAGAAAAAATTATAGGAGCAGAAGTTTTTTTAAACGAAACTGATTGGTACATTATAAGAGAAGCAGATACAGGAAAACCTTGTCCAGAAGAAATCAAAACTAAAAGAGAAGAAGCAAGACAAATTATTAGTGATTTGTCTTAAAGATAAATCATGGCTTTAGTAGAAATAACACCACCTGCCGGAATAGTTAAAAACGGAACTGATTACGCAAATAAAAATAGATTTGTGGACGGAGATCTTGTCCGATTTGAAAATGGCTATTTAAAACCGCTTGGCGGTTGGACCAAATTTAGAAACAATCCTTTAGGAACTTTTTTTTCTACAACTTTAGCTACTACTAACGGAAGCAATACTATAACAGCGACAACTTCTGTCGCACATGGATTAATAGTAGGAAACTCTTTTGTTATAGAAAATTATACAGCTACCGGTGGAATACCTGGAGCAGAACTTAATGGTCAAACATTTGTTATAGCTTCTGTTCCAAGCACTACAACTTTTACTTTTACAACTTCTACATCTGCGACTTCTTCTGCAACTTCTTCGGCTTTTAGAATAATAATTCCTAGTGTGCCAATAGCTATGTATTCTTACAATGCAAATAATGGAGAAGAAATTTTAGCCGTAGGAACTAGAGCAGGTGTAAATGTTTTTTATGAAGATACTTGGTACGATGTAACTCCACTAGGTTTTGTAGCTGATGATGTAATTACTTCTGTTGGTTATGGAGCTTATCATTATGGAGTAGAAGATTGGGGAGATGCTAGAAGTACATCAGGAATAAATTTTGATACAAAAAGTTTTTCTTTTGATAACTGGGGAGAACATTTAGTTTTTTGTTTTCCGTCAGACGGAAAGCTATATCAATGGCGACCTAATTCTAATACAGGTGTTCCAGATACTATAGCAACGCAAATACCAAATTCTCCTACCGGTTGTCAGGGCCTTGTAGTAAGTAACGAAAGACATTTAATAGCACTAGGATCTAGCGGAGATCCTAGAAGAATAGCATGGTCAGACAGAGAAGATAACACTACTTGGACCGCTTCTGCTAGAAATACAGCAGGTAGCTTACAAATAGCTACAGGTGGTCAGGCAAATTTTGCTTATAGATTTGGCAGGGACATAATTATTTTTACTGATATAGGTATAAACAAACTTTATTATGTAGGAAGTCCATTTGTTTATGGTATTGAAGATGCAGGTATAAATTGCAAAGCAATAAGTCCTAGATGTATTGTTTCTTCTGGTGGTTTTTTATCTTGGATTAGTGAAAATTCATTTTTTACATACAATGGTCAGCTTAGAGAATTAAAATCAGATGTGCATGATTTTATATTTGACAATATGCAAAGCAATACGCAACAAGCTACTTTCGGCGCTCACAATATAGATTTTAATGAGATTTGGTGGTTTTTTCCTGTTGGAGAAGTAACTCAGCTATCTCCAAATAGATATATAATTTGGAATTATTTAGACAATGTTTGGAGTATAGGAGAGCTAGACAGAGGATCTTGGATAGATCAAGGTGTATTTAAAAATCCTTTGGCTACTGATAGCGGTGGATTTATTTATGAACATGATAATAGACCTTTATTTAATTCTCCAGGATTAGGTTCAAGAAAACCTTTTTGCAAAACAGGTCCTTTAGAAATAGGATCTGGAGATAAAGTAGCTCAAATAAATCAGATATTATCAGACGAAGAAACAACAAATTTACCGGCAATAACTTTAAGTTTTACAGGTCGTTTTAATCCATTAGGAGCTGAAACTGATTTTGGCAGTTTTAGTTTTAATCCTAGCGGTTATACAGACGCTAGATTTTCAGCTAGACAGGTACAAATGAAAATAGAAGGAGATGTAACTCAAGATTTTCAAGTTGGAAAAATTAGACTAGATGTAAAAGCTAGAGGTCGAAGATGATATTACCTGCTAGTAAAAATCAATACATACAAAATGTAACAAATGCAAAATTAGATGTTTCTGGCACAGGATCGTTAGAAACAATATACACAGCTCCAGGTACTACTGAATTTGATTTTGCTGTTATAGAGTCTATTTTAGTAGGAGATGATAATGGTCAAGCAACGACTATAGACCTTGTAGTAACTACCGGATCTTCTAATCATTTTTTATTTAAACAAAAAAATATATCGGCAAATGGTACTGTAGAATTATTAACTAGAGATCTTGTTTTAAAATCAGCACAATCACTAAAAATACAAGTAAGCCACGCAAATATTAATGTTTTTGTTAGTTTAGTGGAGTATGGAAAAGGAGATTAAAAAAGAAGAATGGGAAGTATATTGGGATCATTGTAAGCCAATTTTAGAACCTGCCGTTGCATATCAACAAGCATACACTATAGATGATGTAGAAGATAAAATAAGGCATGGATATTTTCATTTATGGCCTGGAAAAAACTCTGCTATGGTCGCAGAATTAATTAATTTTCCACAAGAAAGAGTATATAACTTGCTTTTTGCAAGTGGTAAATTTGATGAAATAGAAGGTATAATAGAACAAATAGAGGTTTTTGCTAAAACTATAGGTTGCACAAAACTTATGGGTGGTGGCAGACCAGGTTGGAAAAGAAAAATAAAGCATTTAGGTTTTGAACCAGAAACTTTTTTAGTAAAAAAATTATGAGTTTTAGCAAAGGAAAGCAAACAGAAACAAGAGATGTTCCAGAATATCTTGATGAAGTATTTAAGCAATCAGCAGATATAGCTAAAGGCGGAGCCGCTAATCTAGGTCCTGTTTTTTCTGGAAATAGAGTTGCAGGATTAACACCAGACGAAATAGAAGCAGAAGCAGAAGCTAGAAGACTTTTTGGTACTTCTATGGCTTATGATCCAAGAACTAATTTAATGGAAATGATTGGTTTAGATGCTCCTGCTTACAATCCGGCTTCTTTATTAGACGGAAACATGACTGCTTATGAAAACAGATTTACTAATCCGCTTATTAATACCATTGTTGATGATTTTGACAGAATGAGAGATATGCGTACTCAAAAACTTCAAGATGATGCAATAAAAATGGGAGCTTTTGGTGGAGATAGATCAGCTATTTTTGAACAAGAAGGCACTAGGGCCTTAGATGAAGAAATGCTTAAAACAGTAGCAGGAATAAGAGAGTCTGCTTTTGATAGAGCTATGGACAGATTAGAAGCAGATACAGATAGAATAGACACTTCCAGAAGAATTGGAGCTGATCTTTATGCTCAAGATTTAAATAGGAAATCTGGTTTATTAAATAATTTACTAGCAGATCAATACAATATGTTCAGTTTATTTGGAGATATGGGAGAAAGAAGGAGAGGTTTAGACCAAGCTCTATTAAATGCTGAAATGGATAGATTTGATGAAGAAAGAAATCTGCCATTAGAAAGACTGCAAATTTTAAATGCAGGTGTAGGCAATATAGATACAGGAAATGTTATTGGCAGAACTACTAGAACCAAACAATCAAAAATTGACATAGGGGATATTGGAAAACTTTTAGCTGGAATAGGAGCTTTACCTACATGATAGATCCTAAGTTTAAAGATATGCTTACTCTTGCTAATATGGGAGTTACTCCAGATGCTTTGACAGCTTTTCAAAATCACAGAGATAAAATCCAACAAGGAGAAGATGCTCTAAAAATGAGAAATAGTGTTTTATTTGGCAACACTTTTGCAAATCCTGGTTCTCAAACTAATGCTACTTTTATAACGCCACAAGCAGGAAGTATGTATGATCCACAAAATCAAAGAAGAAAATTAGCAACAGAATTAGATATAGCTATGACAACAGATCCTAGAAATACTATAAATCCTACTATGACACCTGATATTTTTGCTAGACCTGATGTTACAAAATCTTATAGTGCATTACTTGGTGGTGTAAATCCTGATAATGCGTCGGCTAATATTCTTATGGGAACAAACATTAACAAAAATGCTGTAGCAGACAATCTTGAAAAAACTATAGGAGCTGTTGATGAAAGAGAAAATAAACTTGCTAAAAGAAGGGAGCGATTAGATGCAGTAAGAAGGTTTGGCTTAGCTTTACAAGGCAAAGATCCAAATGCTATGGATATGAAAAAAGTTTTACAACAACTACAAATTCAATCAAATCTTTTAAATCAACAAAACACATCATCAATTATTAAAGCAAGAGAAAATAAAAGAAATCAAGAAAATCAGATTATAGACTATGCTAGAGATATGATAAAAACTGATACAAGTGTTAGAAACAAAGACCTGTATTTGAATAATCCAGGTTTATTATTAAAGTATGGAGAAGACAAGTTAAAAGAAAATCCTGCGGAAGTATTATTTAACTTTGTACAAAATGAGCAAATGAGTGTAAATAAATTTAGAGAAATTCAATTAACAAGTGATGCAGAATTAACAAAATTAATAACCGACTCTGATAAATTTGGAGCAGACATAAAACCAGAACAAATAATAGAATTAATTAAGGGAGTTAGTTACGAAGATTATGCAAACAATGTTCAAGGAATTAAAGATACAATAAATGGAATTATTAAAGATAAAAAAGATCTTTTAACTAGAGGAGAAAATACATCTTTAGAATTAAGAAAAAACTTAGATCCTTTCTTTAGTCCTTTGCAAACTTCTTATTAATGAGTAATGTCTTTATTAGATGATTTTAAGGCCGGAAAAGATTTTACTAATTTTCTTAATAAAAACAATCAACAAGTCAATTCCGAAACTAACTTAGAAAATTTACCAGAAGAAACTACGCCAGAAGAAAGCGTTGGTTTTGGCGGTAATGTTTTTAGAACATTAGTAGGAGCAGGAAGGGATTTAACTCAAGGAACTTTAGATTTTGCAAAATTTATAACACCTGATGCTTTAGATTATGGATTTATTTATGGAGATAATCCAAACACAGAA